ATGATCCTCAACAAGAAAATCATAGAGAGTGCTCCGGACGGCCTCTACAGCGATTCAACCTGCCCCGGATTGTATTTACGTGTTCGGCGTGACGGGAAAAGCCGTAGTTGGATTTTTAAGAGACAAGTCGCAAATCTCAGAAAGGAAGTAGCTCTCGGTTCCGCTTTCAAGCTGCCAGTCGCAAAAGCCCGGACGATGGCCGATCGCCTCCGCTCCCTTTCAGATTCGGAATTTTTAGACTCTCTCAACAAAAAAACTTCAGTCGAGCAGCCTAAAAAATTGACGTTTGCCGAGGTTGCTGATCGTTTTGCTGCCTGGCAAATTGAAACTAAGGTTTGGGAAGAGTTGTGTAAGGATCACAGGATCTTTATTGGCCGGCTAAAAAATTACATCAATCCGCAAATCGGTAATCTCCAATTTGATGAAGTTTCTCCGGATGATGTTGCAAAAATTTTGACAGGGGCCTGGGATAAGCCTCACACCGTTAAACGTCTGAAAGCAATGCTTAGGAGAATATTCGCCTGGGGAATCGCAAAAGGATTTTCTAAGCACGATAATCCTGCAGCAACGGACGGGCCGCTCCAGTTTCTGCTGCCATCTGTAAAGCCGCAGACGAAAAACCGGGGAGCATTGGACCCGCTGGATGTGCCCGCCTTCATGGCAGCACTGCACAAAAATCTTGAAGTTAGTGTTGGTGCCAAATGCGCATTTTTTGCGATTCTGACAGCGACACGCTCCAGAACGGCCAGAGAGGCCAAGTGGAGCCAAATCGACTTTGACAAAAGAATTTGGGATATTCCGCCGTCGCAGCTGAAAGTAAAGACGAATGGCGGCTTAATTGTTCCGCTCTCTGATGAGCTCATTAAATTCCTAGAAGAGCTCCCCAGACAGGAAGGACAGGATTTGATCTTTCCCGGACGTCGTGGAAACGTCATTACGGATACGATGGTGTCATCTGTGGTTAGTCGTGTTCCTGGTGAATGGATCGATAGAGAGCAAAGCAGACTGCTGGAAAGCGAAGTCAGGGCAACGGTTCATGGCATTGCCCGTGCTTCTTTCAGAACATGGTCTCAAGATGACAGATTAGGGAATGACAGACGATACGATTCCCGAATTGCTGAAATTTGCTTGCATCATAAGGCTGATGATGCTTACAAAGGCGCCTACGAGCGGAATAAGTCATGGATACGCAGGCGGGAATTGATGGCAGATTGGTCTAAGTATTGTTTCTCTGCCATCGCGAAAAAGTAATTCAACTGGCTGCGTTCAGCCATTCCTCAAACGCCTCCTCATCGATGCGAACAAGGCGCCCTTTTTTGACAGGACGGGGGAAGTTATAGTCTTGAGCGATAAATCTTCCATTCTTGACGTAACCTCCCGCGATCCAGTTGTTGACAGTATTCAGAGACACTCCGCAGCGGGTGGCGACCTGATCTTTAGTCAGGAATTTTTTTGGCTTCTTAGGCATCATTTAATTCCCTCTCCCGTGTGGTCTTTTTCACATAGAAACACAACTCAAACCAAAAGCTCCGTTTCTCCCGTTTCCAAATAGGCGTCGGTAAGCATCCTCGTTGTATTTGATGTTTTCCCAGATTTCGTCTTGGGAGAGTCCTAAGGAGCAGAGTTTTTCTACACAGCTGCCAAACAATCGTCTAAAGAATTTCAGGGATGACGGTTCTTGGGCGGCTTTCTGCAACATCGGTATTTCGCACCGCTTCAAGGCTGACATTTTGATTTCAATCAGCTGCATGTAACCCGCTTCAAGATCCTTCAGTGCCGGGTAAACGGTAAACAGGGCATTCAGATACCAAGCTGCTTTGAGCAGGTCAAGCTGTTCCGGCTGGTTAGGTTTGGTGCCGGCCCGGAAGATGTACTTCATGGCGTTGCCACCATAGAAACCGAGAGATTCGCACCAAAAAATGGGCTCAACTGTGACAGCATGGCTTTTGTAGTGTTCCGGGTTTGTCAGTTTTTCGTAATCCATCTTTTTCTCCTATCGCTGCATTCTGTCCAGTAGCTGAATCGATTCGGCAATGACTTTGGTTGTGTATCGGGTTTGGCCGTTCTGATCCTGCCATTTTTCCGTTTCCAAACGGCCCTCGATGTAAATCGAGCTTCCCTTTGTCGTGTACTTCTCAACGATCTCGGCCAGCTTTCCCCAGAGTGTTACGGTGTGCCATTGAGTCTGCTCAACTCGTTCGTCGTTTCTGGTGAATCGTCTCGTTGTCGCGATTGAGATTTCAGCGACTTTCATGTTCGAGTGTGTCATCCGGACGTCCGGAGCTTGGCCAAGATTTCCGATCAATATCACTTTGTTGACTGAGGCCATTATTCGCCCTCCTCTTCTAGTTCTTCTTTGATTTTTGCAACGGCCTTGAGAAGTGAGGCCGCCAATTCGGTTGCCTGTTCTGCAAGCAAAACCGCCAAATATTTTTCTTTTCCGCCTGTTAGCGATACGCAGTTAAATGTCACAAATCGAAATTCCGCGTTTTCATTTTCTGAGGTGATCACTAGCTTGCTGGCTTGGACTTCAATGGGAGATACAGGAACATAGCCTTGAAGCTTTGACTGCTCGACTATTCCGTTAATAATGAACTCCGCAAATTCAGCGATGTTCATTTTCCCGATAGGTTTGGTCATCTTCTGCTCCTACTGGATACATTCAGTGGCCAGCTTTGTTGCAGCCAAAGAGTTTTCTTTGAGCAGCTCCAGAATGGCAGCCTGCTCAATCAAGATGGCAACTTTCTTGCCGCTCAATACGTCTTCACCGGTAAACAGCAGAGTGTCCCCGGCATCTTTTTCGAGGATTTGGATCAAAATCGTTCCCCGCAGATGGTCCGAATAGACAATGGATTGGACGTTCAGTTTCTTTTTAATCTGCTCAAAAAGATCGTCGCAAGTTTGGGCTGAGAGTTTTATGGTCTCCTCTTCAGCTCTGTTGTTTTCTTTTTTCATTCTGTTTCCATCTAAGTTTTTCGTCGGCCCTGTTCTGTGACCAGTTAAATTCAGTAAATGATGTCCATGGTGCTAGTCGGACGGCCTCCTTGAGTGTCGGAATCATCACCGCGCAGGCCTGACTAATCAGTTTGAGTTCCTCACCGGTGGCCACATATCCATGGGTTTGTCCGGCCCATTTCCGGTCAATGATCGCTTCAAGAGCGTGTTTGCCATCCATGGCCAGCCTTCCGGCCTCAGTGACCTCTTGGCGGTCCAAGTGTTTATGGCGTTTGTAGAGCATTCCGAGAAACCAAATAAAGACATCTTCGATCCAGTCGATCTGCTGCTCGGTGGCTGCTCCGGTCGGCAACGTGGATTCAACGTACAAAGCAACTTTTGTGAGTTTGTCTTCGACGTCGGCCTGCTGATCTGCCGGCCAATAAGGCCCGATCTTTACCTGTCTGGGGCGGTAAGCCTTCTTCCGGGTATTCTTTGACTTAGGCATGGACTTCCTCGAAATCGGTTTGGGGATTGATGAAAATCCATTCAGGGCGTCGCATCGGCATTTGGTACGCATAATGGATTTCAAGGTCCTTCCCGGACGCACTGGGGACGATTCCCTTGCAGCAGTCATGTCCGGCATTCCCGTTCGCGTAAAGCTCAAAATTCTTGACAGCCTCATTCAGCATGGCCGTCTTTTCGGACGGAGTGGATTCCGGGGAATAGACCCGGATAAATTCCTTCAGCGCGAACACCGTTTGTTTTTTCAATTTCAGCATCTGGCCCCTACACCTTTTTTTGATTCCTGTGAAACCTTTCAGTAACTGAAATGTTCACTTTCAGTAACCGAAATGTTCACTTTCAGTGACCGAAAGGTTCACTTTCAATAATTGAATTAGCTTTCTGGAAATCCATCGGTGTCGCGGCTAGTGCACCATCTCGTTCCTGTGTAGTCATCCAGTTTGGCGATGATGGTGTACAGCTCGCCGCCGATTTCAACCTCATGGCGATAACCGCCTGTGAATACGGCGGGTTTGGACGGAAAAAGGACAAGCTGGCCGGCATCACAATAATTTGAATTGGCCTGCCATTCGAGCTCCACGACAATCCGCCGTCTGAGGAACCAATTTTCCATTTTGTCGGCGTGAGAGCGGGCAGCTATGAAGTTGTCCAGTGCATTCAAAAATTCGGGTTTAAGTGATCTCATATCAATCAGTTAGTTGGTGGTGCCGGTCTTTCCCGGCTGCCAGATGGGATAATCAAGGTGTCAAATCAACCATCCCATCAAAGGAAAATGTTCAGTGAAGCTTCAGCCCTTATTCACATCGGAGAATGGATAAAAAGTATGTTTTTCCCCACGCTTAATGCAGATCTACCCCAGTTGGACTTCTTTTTCGGCAGAGACATACACAACAAATGCCCGTTTCTTTTCGTAACGCTTAAACAGAACAAACTCCCTGTCAGCATTAAAGAAATAAAAGTCAAGAATCTGCTTATCCAGCCGGTTCGGTATGACAGAAAATTAATTTCACTCATCCCAACCGTCGGTCCCTCAGAGGATGGATGGAAATCATCCGCTCCCTGCATGATTAATGTTCCTTCTGAAGGTTCTCCATTGGATCGAAGTCCGCTCAACAGAAAAGAGGGATTTGCTTGTGAAGTCTTTTGGGTGAAGGCTGCAGAATCCTTTGATGGAGAAGTCACCATTACGGCCGTGACCACAGAACGGTTTAAAACCATTCGCTTCACTAAATTGGTAGCCCATACTTCGTAAGCGACAAAAGACAGTTTGTTGCCGTACATTTATGCTGGCTCCTTGTTAGCGGCAGCTCGGCGATCAATCGTCAGGCCGTGATTCTTCAAGATCAAAACATTGCCAATTCGATAGCAAAGTTTTTCGATCTCCCACATGAACTCTCCTTTCCGTTCGGGATCACTTTCGCAGGTCTTCTCCAGTTTTTCTTTTTGACTCAAAAGATCGACTACGAAATCCATATCCGACTGGGAGATTGAAAATGTGATGTTTTCTACCCTCATTTATTCCTCCGGCAGACCTGCAAGATTGCGGGACAGGATCATGATGCAGTCGGTAAACAGCTCCCTGGCTGCAGGATGCGGGTACGGATTGGAGGCAACACAGGCTCCGAGCAAACCGATCAATTCGATCACGTGCTCTTTGGCCATTCGGTGATTGCCGTCCAGAAGGACGTTCAGAAGATTTTGGGTGGAGCCGAAAAGACGGCCGAAAGACTCACCGCTCCAGGCCAGCAATTGACTTGCGCTGTTGTTGACGGTGATGGCGTCGACGTTTGAAAAGAAGAGCCAAACGGGAAGAGAATTTTCAGTATTTTGCATAACGCACCTCATTCAGAGATGCGTCTATGGTAATAGACTTTTTATCTTTTGTCTATGTACGTATACAAAACATTCAACTTATTTCAATTGTCTAAGAATGTTAAGCGCTATCTGTTGGCCTTCCTCAGACAATTTTCTAACAACGTCACCGGCCTCTTCAGGAATTCCACGTTGAATAGTGTCATTCGTGGCTGTACCTTCTCCTAAAACAAGCCAGTAAACGTCTACATCTAATGCCCTTGCTACTTTTAGTGAAACTTCGGCGGTGAAGTTTTTCGCTACGCCTTTCATTACGTTGGAAATGGTTCCTCTAGTAACACCAGCTCGCCGAGCCAGTTCCGATTGAGTCATTCCGCGAATTGCAAGTGCATAGGCAAGTCGTTCTGCAACCGTTTTCATATTAAGTAGTTTATTTATGAACATGTATGTAGGGATAAACAAATAACTTGACAAAAGATGTCTATGTGCATATACAATTCGAGTTATGAAAAAGAAAATCGCTATTTCACTTTTTAAGTCTGGAGCAGCTCTGGGCCGTGCCCTTAAGGTCACACGCGGAGCTATTCACAACTGGCCTGAAGATCTGGACGTTCGCCGTTCGGATCAAGTGATAGGCGCGGCTATTCGTTTGAATGTGATTACTCCGGAACAAGCTAAGGAGTTGATTACGAATGAGAGACAAAGGGACCAACGAGGTGCGGGCGATGCTCACTGACGTCACGATGGCTGTCATTCGCAGAACGATTGACGCTGATCCGGACAAGTCACAGAACTCGATTATTCGGGATGTGATGGACGCCTGGGCGAAAAAGGTAGTCATTCGTGACCTCCGCAAACGAGATAAGGCCATTTTCCGCATTAGCGAATACGAAAAATACGGCATTGATACGGCAGCTTTACGGCAGGAAACCGCCAAATAAGCGATTTCCGGAAAAGTTGCCGAAACATGCCGAGCCAACGCCGTTGACTACGGCACCCAAGAGGAACAGAAAATGAAACGTGACCGCTACGGTCGCCAGAAGAGGAAAAGAAAAATGACTGAAGACGAAAGATTCCGGGCGGCCGACAGATTTGAAAAGGAGCTCAGACGGATGGACGCCGATCGGCTCAAAAAGTCCGACTGGATGAAGGTCGACTGGGCCGCAGTCATCTTGATTTTGATGGCTGCATTCTGCGCTTTTTACTTCATTCGCTAGGCAAAGATGATGAAAAACAACGGCACGTTACGCGACAGACTCGCACCAAGTAAGTTCGATCTGGAAACAGTGGCTTTTGCCCTCGTCAACAGTGAATTTGATGAGGTCCTTCCCTTCCGCGTCAACGAAGAAAAGCAGGTAAAAATCGCCACCGTCCCGGCGCAAAGAGATGGTTTTCAGATATGGATCGGGAGCTTTCTTTCCCGGATAGTATCGGGTCTCTCCGCCTCCGACAACAATGATCGGATCAGGCCAGTAAGGCTCGGTGGGCAGATACATCGGACAGTTGCACCGAATACGGTGATAAACGAATGTCGAGCTCCCCGGATGAAAGGTCAGGTAAACCGGATAGAGCTTTTTGCCGGAATAGGAAACAGGTTCGTCCAGATAACCGCTCAAAGACGGTGTTCTGATGCCTTTAAAGAATCTAAACGTCATAGCCGCGAATTTTGGAATCCAACTGAACAGCGTTGTACCGATTTCCATGGCCTTCTCCTTGTTGTGATGAAGTTTTGTTTGGCGACTCTATTTTCTCACGCTCTGGAGAAGGCTTTCCCGTCTTTTGGAGGCAGCCATGCATGAGTTTCTTCAAACAATAGGAGAACTGTTGGCTGAAGTCTTGGTGTTGATGTTTTATTTGACGCTGGCTGCACTTCCGGTGGCTTTCTTCATTTGGGTTGTTTCCCTGATTCTTAAAGCTCTGGGAGTTTTTTAGACAAGTTTCGAGACGCGCCGACTGTTGCAACAGTTGCCAGTGCCCCGGGCCTCGGGCGCGTCTCTCCTTATTAAGGGGCAGGTGGGCAAAGATATGGCAAAAACACTACACGAAATAGAACAGCAGATGAACTCGGTGGGAATATTCCTTCCTCCGGGTAAAGAGCTGACTGTCAACGGTGAGAACTGGCAGCGATTCAAGCCGCAGAACTCCCGTTTCAAGCGGGACAAAGACGCTTGGTATGCCATTTGGGAGCGAAATCTTTCGTCCGGAAAAACTTATTACTTCGGTGTTTTCGGCGTGGGTGCCGAAAGCTACAAGATCGAACATAAGAAAACCGGATGGTCGGCAGCTGACTGGACGGAACTCCAGCAGCGCCGTGAGGATGACCAAAAGACCGTTGAGCTGGCCGTGGCCAAAAAACGCCAAGATGCAGAGAAGAAAGCGGACGTCATGTGGAATGGTGCCGCGACTCAGCATTCGGTCGAGGCCAAGCATCCCTACGTAGTGAAGAAAAAGATTCGTCCCCTCGGAGCTCGCCAGCTCGGAGGATCGATCCTCATTCCGCTTAATCAATTCAAAGATTCAAAAATCGCGCTCGTTGGTCTCCAGTCAATTGCTGAGGCAGAAAACGAGGACGGCACGAAAGCGATCTCTAAAAAATTCATTTACGGCAGTGCCACAAAGGGATCTTGGGCTCTGCTGAACGATAAGCCTCTGCCCGCTCTTCCGGAAGTGATTTTTATCTGTGAAGGATGGGCCACGGGCTGCAGTATTTTTGAAGCGCTTCATGTGCCCGTTGTCGTGGCATTTTCTGCCGGCAATCTGCAGCCGGTCGCGACCGCTTTCCGGGAAAAGTTTCCGGACACAAAAATCTGTATTGCTGCAGATAATGATGTTCACTATGCAAAGCGCCTGACTGCCGAAGTCCAAAAGCGGTTCGGCTTTGAACTGAGAATCAACGCTTCCCGGGCATCGGCCCAGGATCAATGTTTTGAGGGCGGACGTCTCAAGTGTTACTGGTCAAAGAAAGACGGCGAAACTTCCGTCGAGTATTACGAGTGGCTCGGAGACAGCAAACAGGCCTCCCATCGGACACTGCTGAATACTGGCGTCTACAAGGCAAAAGCCGCTGCTTCCGAGGTCAAGGCATGCGTGTTCATTCCTCAGTTTGCAGATCAAAAATCCGAAGGTACGGATTTCAATGATTTGGCAGCAGAAGAAGGTTTGGACGTTCTGCGTGCGCAGCTCGACTATTCTGCGGCTGAGCCCGCAGGGCGGTCAGTTAGGGATAGGAGCGCAAAAAATGAGACCGGCCCCGAAGACAAATCCATCATCAAAATGCTTGGTGAGCGTTATGTGGCCATTGACAACACTGACACCTGTTGGGATCTGGAGTACAACCGTATCGCCAAAATCTCCTACATCCGGAACTACTTCGGCAGCAAAGTCGTGAACAACTGGCTCCAGGGAATCTTCAATAATCGGAGAATCATCCAGCCCGATCAACTGATATTCGAGCCTGATCCGAAAAAGGTTCCTCCCGGATGTATTTCGACATTCGGATCCTGGCCGCTTAAACCGTCCTATGACACCGGCAAGTGTCGGCTGCTTGTTGAGCACCTGAACAAAATTTGTGGTGAGGATGAAAACGTCTTTAATTGGGTTTCCTCCTGGCTGGCCTTCCCACTGCAGCACCCGGGCGCAAAAATGAATTCCGGCCTGATGATCTACGGTGAGCGCGAAGGCACGGGCAAATCCCTCTTCTTTAATGTGATCGCCAAAATCTATGGTGACTACGGTTGCTCGGTTAACCAGACAATGATCCAGTCTGATTTCAATGGCTGGATTTCACAAAAATTGTTCATGGTTGGCGAAGAGGTCGTGACGAATCAGGATAAGCGCACGCTCAAGGGCATGCTCAAAAACCTGATCACAAATCCGACCCACACGATCAATGAAAAAGGCTACCCGGCACGCTTTGAGGTCAATAAGACCAATATTGTCTTTTTGTCTAATGAACAGCAGCCGGGCATTCTCGATCCGAAGGACCGCCGATACATGGCCATCCGATTTGAGGAATATTCACCTCCGGAATATTTCAAGGCGTTGGCCGAAGAAATTAAAAACGGAGGTGCGGAAGCCCTGTATGGGTGGCTGCTGTCGCTGGATCTCGGCGACTTCGATGAAAACACTCGGCCTCTGGAGACTGAGGCCCGGGCCGAACTCAAAAAACTCGGCAGCAACAACAGTATCCGATTTATTGATGAATGGCAGGCCGGAGACAGCCCTTTCCCTGCCGTTCCGGCCGTGGCCTGGCACCTCTACGACGCCTATCGCATGTGGTGTACCGCCTCAGGCGAGAGGCCCGTCAATCGCGAAGTTTTTACAACCTACTGCAAACACCGGCTTGAAGGAGCACGAATGCGGGTCAATCTTTATCAGGGCCCTCCGGATGGAGCGCTTTATCCGAATTTAGTCACTCAGCAAAAGCAGATCTATTGGCCGTCGGCTGAGCCATCCTGGGGAACTGTTCCCAAAGAAAAGTTCAATGCCGGAGTGCTCCAGTTTCAACGTTCTATTTACAGTGCTCGCCAAAAGTTTAGAAACTATGAACCGCTTTAAATGTCCGGATATTTTTCCAGGGTCTGGAAGACGGCCCGTTGGGGGTTTGGAGGCTTCTATTGTCTCCGATTCCGCTGTTCATACTTCAGACCTGTTCACACCTTGTTCAGATGGGTTAATCAGAGGGTATGAACGTGCTTTTAATTTTTGTAATCAATTAGTTACGTCATGTGTGTTCATACTGTTCAGTCTAAAGGGCAACTCCTTTACATGTGCGCGTGCGCGCGAGAGTAATAAAAGACGGAATACGTGTGTACGTTCTCTCGCGTGTATGGGAGTTAATTTAGGTATGAACAGTATGAACAGAAGAAGAAAAAGAATAAATAAATCAAATAAATATTCAATTCTTAAGGGTGAACAAAAGGTCTGAACAGGATATGAACAACTCAATAACAAGTATGAACAAAGCCAAAATTAACCAACACAACCAAGAAAAAGTGATTGACTCAATCCTGGAAGGCACAGAAAGAATGGCTCGAATCCCGTATGTCAAAAGATTGTTGTTCTGCTGGTGGAAGTGGCGGAATCTCTCCCGGAACACTTTGCCGCCTCAGCTCGATCTCAAAAACGACCATGTGGATGCTTCCAGATCTCGCAATGATCTGATCAATGCGGGTGCCTGCGACTTTGAGATGTTCCGTTTGGACCGAATCATTAACAAGTTGGAGCCGTCACTGAAGGAAGCGGTTTATGCCTTCTACGGTCATCGTGGACTGAGAGGCTTGGTACACGCAGCGGATGAATTGGGGATCACCAAAAGCTCAATGAGCCGCCGTCTTAGCCGTGTAGACAGAGCAATTGCAGAAGCTCTGGATGAAATCAGAAACAAGGAAAAATCATGCTAAGGGAAAATACTTATGCAACTTTTTGGCTGAAAAACTGCTATATTTTCATAAAATCTGGCAGAAAGTGGCTAAAACGCCACGACAACGAAAGTCGAGCTTCTTACATATCCTCCCTTATCTCTCCCTTTAATCGTTCGATACGAGCGGTTTTTAATGCTTTTCCGTTGGGATTTTTAATCTCTATTGCCTCTCCCTAAAAACACCTTTGGAGAAAGTAAATGTGGAAAGTATTTTCTTCCCTGTCAAAGGAAAAGATTAAGGAAGCTGTCTTAGTTGTAGGTGGTTTACTCATCCTTACAGTCGCTAAGACAGCTGAGATTTGTATTTCGGTAGCTGGCCTGACTTACTTTTGGAAAGAGATGTTTCTTCCGGATTTTTATTCCGGAAGCTCCCTTAAATGGTTTCTCGTTCCGGTTCTGGTTTTAATTGCTACCTTAGTGGAGTTAACTAAAAAGAAGAAGTAAGAGCTTTAGGAGATTTTCCCAAGTTAATTGTTCTCGAATCTTGTCTTTGATCTTGTCCGGAAGACTCTTGTTGGAAGTTAATATGGCGAGATATTCTTCAGGTCTTTTGCCCTTCAGCAGAGTGAGAATTTCCGGGATCGTGAAATAGGAAAAATATCTGCTTATTTCGATATTCAATTGATTGATATTTCGGAGTACGTCAAAGGCATCAAGGTCAACCCAGTAGGTTGCCAGCGGTGTGTCTACCGTACTTCCGACATTAAAACTCTCAACTTTGGGAAAAACAATCGATTGAACGTCTGCCGGTAAAGATTCTACGTAGTTGAGAATTTCGTTTCGTTTACGTTCCGGAAGATCTTTGAAAAAGTCGGATAAAGGTTTTTGCATAAGAATTCTCCTTGTCTTTTGTGTGGAAACATAAGCATAAGGGATCGCTTTCTCGTTTGAGCGTTATCAAGCGAGCCAGTATGTTTGTTGAGGGAACTTGTTGTCCGGGGCGCTCGGGTGGAGCGTTCCGGATCTTTTTAGTTATGAAAGCACGAACAATTTGTTCTTGGCCCGGCTGCGGCCAAGCCGTTTTTCTCCCGGACAGATACTGTGAAAAGCATCAGGCCATGAGAGAAAAACAGAAAGAGGAAGCTCGCGCCTCCCGGGATCGCTTCCGAGGATCTGCTGCTTCACGCGGCTATGACTATCGATGGTCGCAATTTCGTCGGCGTTATCTGCGTGAGCATCCAGTTTGCGTGATGTGTGGCCGACTGGCGACTGAAGTCGATCACATCATTCCTTTCAAGGGAGACAAGTCACGAATCTTTGACTTGGATAACTTGCAGCCTTTGTGCCATGAATGTCACAGCCGAAAGACTGCAAAAGAAAATGGCGGGTTTGGTAATCAGGAAATTGTTTAACAATGAAAAGGCTATGCTTTCCCAAAATTGTTCTTTATCTCCTCAGCTGCTTTGGGGATTGCAATAAGAATTTCAACCGCCAAATTGATGAATTGCGCCAAGGCAGACGCGATGATCTCTGGCTTTAATTCTGATTTATTAAGTTCTTCTAAGGTACCTGCGTGAACAAATTCATTTCCGGCTAGACGGCAGGCAGTAAAGAGAATTTCTAATTGGGAACCTTTAGGTGCTGCAGCGTTGATTTTATCAACGAGACGTTTTTGCTCAAAACCTTGTTCGACAAGGAGTTGCTCTAGGCACAACCTGAGGAGCATGCACGCTGCTCTAGGAGATCTTCCGATGATGGATTGTGCTTCTATAAAGGTAGCTTTTGCATAATCCGGCATCTGCTCATGGGGATCGATCCCGTATGGCTCGGGATAAACCAACTGGTTTCCGCAGTAAATCGTCGGCATATCGCACACAGAACAAAAGCCAACTCTAATGTAATTTTGAGGATTAATGCAGCCAGCATACGGATGAGTGCAAGTGGACCAAAATATTTGTGAAGCTGTATGACAGTGAGGGCAAGTAAAAAACTTTTTATCTATTTCCGGCTGAATGTATGTAGGTTTACTCATTTTCTTTATAGGGATGATGTATGAGAAAAGTTGATGATATTTTAAAATTTTCTGAGCTTCTTCAATCGACCAAATCCTTGAAGGAAAAGATTGATGAGCTTGACAGCTTCATTGCTGACTCAGTGACAGAAAACAACTTCGATCTAATCAAAGAGGTTGAACTAGCAAGCAGCATTCGAGAGCTAATGAGTCACGTCACCGTGTCTTACATTGAAGCCGCCTCCAATCCCGTAACACCTTTTAATAGATTAAAAACAAATCAATCACACCCCTAGGGGGAGTCAATAAATCAGACTGAGGGCCTTCAAGACCGCGCCCTCAGTCAAATTTTTGTGCATGCAGAATTGGTAAATTTCGGCCTTTTTTGCTTTTGTGTTTGGAGTGAAAAAAATGAGAGGTAGTAAACCTAAACCTACCGAAATCAAGGAGCTTCAGGGAACACTTCAGCCGTGCCGCACAAACCCGTTAGAACCGAAGCTCAAAAAAAAAATCGAAAACGACACGGCTCCGCCGGACTACCTATCGGACCGCGCCAAGGTCCATTGGCAATTCGTGATCGCCAACGAGGGCACCTTCTGGCTGAAGCAGTGCGACCGCGCAATGCTTGAGCAATATTGCGAAATTTGGGCGGAACTAATCGCTGCCCGCGAGGAAAAGAAAGAGGTGCTGAAAGAATTGGCCACGGCTCGAAAGAACCTCGCCGAAATGATCAGCTGCCAAGCTATGGAAGCCGCTCGCGCGTGGGCGAAGGAAAGAGACCGCCTCGAAGATCGTGAGCGTTATCTTTCAAACCTGATTGTGAAAACAACTCAGCCGTTCAAGGCTGTCGCGTCGGAATTGGGTTTGACGCCTTCTTCTCGCTCCCGCGTGATGGCCACCGGGGAAGAACCCGGGAACGTTGACAATAAAACGCTGTCGCTGTTCGGTGATGACGCGATTGACGAATGTCTTGAGGGCCTGAATTATGAGGGCATGATGACATGACGAACTATGTGGCAAAGGCCAATTGGTATATCAATCAGGTTCTTTCCGGAAGCCTTCCGGCCTGCGTTTACGTGAAACAGGCGTGCGCCCGGCAAAAAGATGATCTGGAGCGCGCTTCCCGGGAAGACTTCCCGTTTGAATTTTCAGCCCGGGCAGCCACCCGGGTTTGTTTATTCATTGAGCACCTGAGGCACGTAAGGGGACCGCTTGCCGGACAAAATATCAAACTGGAGCCTTGGCAGTGCTTCATTTTGACTACTGTTTTCGGATGGATCCGGAAGGACACTAAAAAGCGCAGATTTAAGCGTGCTTATGTGGAGGTGCCTCGCGGTAATGCGAAGTCCACCTTGTCCGCTGCCATCGGTCTGTACATGATGACGATGGACGGCGAAGGCGGTGCCGGCTGCTACAGTTTTGCGACTACGCGCGAGCAGGCCCGTGAAGTTTTCGACGTCGCCAAAGGGATGTGCAAACGTTGTCCGGACATCCGGGAGAGTTTGGGCGTTAAGGTTTTTGAGCATTCGATCACACAGCAGCAGTCAGCCAGCTGCTTCATGCCGAAGTCAGCTCAAGGCAATACGCTGGACGGCCTGAATACACACTTTGCCTGCATTGACGAATTGCACGCTCATAAAACGAGAGAGGTCTACGACGTTGTTGAGACTTCAATCGGTAAGCGTCTGCAGCCGCTGCTTTTTGCCATTACGACCGCGGGCTTTGACCTGACCGGTATTTGCTACGAACTTCGGAACTATGTTCTGGAAATTTTGTCCGGAGCAGCTCGGAGTGAAGATCAGTTCGGTGTGATTTACACGATTGACAAGAATGATGATTGGAAATCGGACGCGGCTTTGCAGAAGGCAAATCCGAACTGGGCAGTATCGGTTATGCCGGAGACGATCAAGTCTCTTCGGGATAAGGCGGTTCAGGTCGCCAGTGCAGCAAACAACTTCAAAACGAAACATCTGAACGTTTGGTGCAATGCGAACTCGGCCTGGATGGATATGGTTGCCCTATCAAATTGTGTCGATGAGAACCTATCTTTAGAGCAATTTGAAGGCGAGGAATGCTTTATAGGCATAGACCTGGCCAGCCGCGTCGACATTGCAGCCATGGTGAAATTGTTCCGGAGAACTATTGACGGAAAAACCCATTACTACGCCTTCGGCGATTACTGGCTGCCGCGAGACACCGTTGAATCCTCTCCGAACAGTCAATATCGAGGCTGGGATGTAACCGGCGAACTGCATGTTACGGACGGCGCGTCTACCGACTTTGATCAAATCGAATCTCAGCTGCTTGAAGACTGCAGCCGGTTCGATGTCATGGAGGTCCCTTACGACCCCTTCCAGGCGACACAGTTCTCGGAGCGAATGCTTCGGCAAAACGTTCCGATGATTGAATGTCGAGCAACAGTCCTTCAGTTCAGTACTCCGATGAAGGAAATTGAAGCGGCCGTCCGAGACGGCCGTTTTCATTACAACGGAGATCGGGTGCTGACCTGGATGTTCTCTAACGTGACCTGTCACCAGGACGCCAAGGAAAACATCTATCCGAGAAAAGAGCGGGCAGAAAACAAAATCGACGGCGTTGTCGCTTTGATTATGGCCATGAATCGCGCAATGGCAGCCGGCGACGAATACGACCTAAACGCATTTTTAGACCGCGATGTCTGTTTGAGATTTTGATATGTTTTCATTTACACGATGGTTCACCGGAGGTTTGCTCGGTGACAAAAGAGGCATTCAAAGCCCGTACCCGATCGGTGCAACGGTCCCGAACCTGAAAAACGTCGGGCCGAATGAGGCGCTGCAAGTCAGTACGGTCTGGGCCTGCGTTGACTTGATTACAAAAACCCTTGCATCCATGCCGATGCAGATTTTTGAGATCAAGAAAAACAAGCGCGAGATCTCCCGGGACAGCAATCTCTGGACACTGCTGCACGATTCTCCGAATGCGTTAATGACGCCGTTTGAGTTCTATCGGGCACTTCTGCTCGATCTCATTCTCCGTGGAAACGGATATGCGGTAGTGGACAGGAACGGCAGCGGCGAAGTGGTCGCCATGTTTCCGATCTCTGCCGATCAGGTGACCGTTCTGACTGTAGAAAAGTCGGAGAATCAGATTGAGATTGTCTACGAATACCAGCTAAACGGCCAACAGTATCAGTTTGCTCCGGAGCGGATTCTGCATCTGAAGGGAATGGGCAAAGGTTTGGTCGGTTTGTCGAACCTTGAGTTCATGCGTCCGAATCTCGATGAAAACATCAAGATGCAGGAAAACAGCGCGCTGCTATTTGGCAACGGAAGCTCGGCCAAGGGCATCTTGACGGTCGACCACAATCTGGATGACACCGCCCGCAAAAAACTTGCCAAAAAGTATTCCGGCATTCAGCTCTACAACGAATCCGGTCTCTGGATTCTCCCGGCGGACATGCGTTATCAGCAGGTGAGCTTATCGCCGGCCGATACCCAGCTTCTGGAAAGCCGACGATTCAGTGTCGAGGAAATCTGCCGATGGTTCGGTGTTCCGGAGGTTCTGATCAACGGGTCGAGCGATAAGGTCGAAGAAGCAATGGACCTGTTTTACAAAACAACCATTCGACCGCTGGCCATCAATATTGAGCAGGCCATCCGGAAAAGCATCTTCACGCCCGATCAGCGAGAAAGGTACACCTGCGAATTTAACCTCGATGCAATGCTGCGCGCGAGTCTGTCCAGTCGCGCGGAGGTGTACGCGAAGATGGTCCAAAACGGCCTCAAAACTCGTAACGAGTGCCGCGAACTTGAAAACGATGCGCCTCTGGACGGCGGGGACGGACTAACTGTTCAAAACAATCTGGTTCCGATTGATCAGCTTGGAAAGATTGATCCGAGTCAAACCAGCCAAAAGGAAATTCCTGAGGAAATCAGACAATGACATTAAGAGCATTAAAACTGACAGCGAAACAGGCTCGGCTTTCTGCGAGCGGCCGAACCTTTACGGGGTATGCCACCGTCTATGACAACGTAAATACCTACGGTTTTTCAATCGCAGCGGGCGCCTATGACGAACTGCTTAAATCCGGTGTCAAGCCCAGGATGTTTTTCAATCACGATTCCTGGGGCGTGCCCATCGGCATTTGGACAAAGCTCGAAAGTGATGACATCGGCTTGAAAGTTACCGGGGAGCTCACCGAAGGTCTGGAAGAAAGTGACCGCATCCTCGCTTGTCTGAAGCATGGATCCGTGGACGGATTGAGCGTCTGTATCGGATTTGATGATGACTGTATCCTCGGCTCCAAAATTATTAAGGTTTTAAGCCTGGATGAAATCAGCGTGGTGACCTTCCCGGCTGACGAACGAGCACGAATCACTGAGGCCTTGAGCGCACAGCTCGAAACGCAAATCAAGAGCCTCTCTAATGAAAAAGATTTTGAGGACTTCCTGCGTGATGCCGGCGGTCTGTCGAGAGCGAGAGCTAAGCAATTTATCTCGCAAGCAAAGAGTTGTCTGTCTGCTCAGCGTGATGCTGAACTTCCGATCGACTCTAACCTCCTGGCAGACATCTGCCGTGAATCTAACCGTCTTGTAGGAAAATAAAATGGACCCTAAAGAAATCAAAGCAACACTTGAAACAATCAAGCAAAATCTCAGCAAAGCAGCTTCCGCCGAAGAAATTAAACAGCTGAAAGAGGAACTTGCCAGACTTTCCAAGCAGCTGCAGGATATGCAGTCCGACAATGAAGTCGGCAAGCTCAAAGAAGAAACTGCCAAGCTGTCTAAGCAAGTTTTTGAACTGCAGCAGAAAAACTCTTTCTCTGCCGGCGAACCCAAGGCTCCCGTAGTGAAGTCTCTCGGCCAGATGTTCGTTGAATCCAAGGAATACAACAACTTCAAACTTGGCCAGAGCAGCCGCGTTCGCGTCACGTTGGCTGAAGGTGATACGACTACCACGCCGACAAACAGCCCGATCTCCACACCGACAAACGGTGTTCCTAAGGATCGTGTTGCCGGCATCATTGCTGCCCCGGCAATTCCGCCTGTCGTTGGAGCGTTGCTCAATTCCGGTACTACGACATCCAACATGATCGAGTACTTGAAGGAAACCGAAGAAGACAACAACGCTGCAGAAACTGCGGAAGGTGCCAAAAAGCCCTACTCCACTTACTCTTTTGCAACGGAAACCGCTCCGGTTCGCACAATTGCCCACATCACTCGCATTACCCGACAGCTCGCGGATGACCTGCCTGCTCTGGCAGCTTTCATTGATAACCGTATGGCTAAGGGTGTAGAGGATCGCGTTGAAGCACAGATCATCAAGGGCGACGGCACCGGACAGAACCTCGGAGGTCTCTTCAAGACCGGAAACTACACGGCTCATGGTTACAAGACAACCGATAAGTTCTCCAAGCTCGACATTCTGAAGAAGTGTATTGCTCGCCTTCAGGCTGCCGGCTACCGTCCGCAGGCCGTTCTGATGAATCCTCTGGATTGGGCTGATCTCACACTGTCTAAAAAGACAGACGGTTCTTACCTTTTAGGCAATCCGGCCAACTCTGCTCAGGATGTCGTCTGGGGAGTTCCGGTTGTCCTGTCTGCCTCCGTAACAAGCGGCGACTTCATGGTCGGCGACTTCTTCGCTGCGGCTACCGTTTACACACGCCAAGGCACTGTGGTTGAAATCTTTGAACAAGACGGCGATAACGTTGAAAAGAACCTGCTCACCATTCGCGCAGAGTGCAGAAAAGCGCTCGCCGTTGAGGTTCCGGCCGCTTTAATCGGCGGTACCTTCCCGGCCGAAAGCGCCTCCTAATCAAACGGGCCCTCCGGGGCCCTTTTTCATAGGCATCATCCATGAGCGACTACAAAAGTAATCCTCTTGTTTCTGTCAAGGAGCTTTGTGACTATGTGCGATGCGAGCCTGGTATTGATGATGACTTGTTATCTTCACTCGCGTTGGCGGCCACCGGGCAATGCCAGCACTATGTAACGAGGGAGGAATTGACGGTCGGAGGAACCGACGGCGGAAAGTTTTCTGCGATTACTGAGCCTCAGTTTGCGCAGATTCAGCTTTGGATTAAGGCGCAGGTCGCGTATTGGTACAACCACCGCGAGTCTGCCGGCCAAAAGCTGGAAATTCAGCCGTCCTTTCATTATTTGCTGGATTCAGTGAGGACCTATGATTGAGCCCCTTTCCGGCGATATGAATAGCCGAATCACCTTTGAGTTTAGAAAGTCTGTCCCTAACACTAAAAGCGGGTTTGACGAAGTTACGACAAACACGTTTACGGTTTGGGGCCGGATTGAGCCCGTTGGATTTCAAGTCTTTTGGGGCTCGGCTCAGATCGAACAGACCGTCACACACAGAATTTTTGTCCGGGCAATTCCCGGCAAAACGTATCCCCAGGATCTGACAAAACTCGTGAAAGTGTCATCCGAGGGTCTTAAGTACAGAGTTCGACGCGTTCTGGACGTCAACAGTGCGCACAGGTTTACGCTGCTTGAAGTTCAGGCCGAAGGAGTGACCCTATGAGCGCGGGATTTGTAGAAGTAAAAACTCCGGACGGCTTCAAGTTTTTCGACTTTGACAAAAAAGTTATCCGGAAAGCGCTGCGAGAAGTCGGCCGCGACGTCCGAAAGGAAGCCCGGCAGCTTATCAGCAAGCGGGCTGTTTCTCGCCCTGGGGAGCCGCCCGGAAAACAATCCGGGGAATTGCAGCGCTCGGTTAAAGCAACGGTCTCAAAAAGCGGGCATTCCGTTTGGATCAGGCCGGCCAAGACATCGAAAATGCGGGACTTTTATCCCGCATTTGTCATATTTGGCCACCGCGGCCCGGGCTCTGACTCAATTGACCAGCGCTCTAAAAAGCGTAAAGGCCAAAAGGTTGCTGAGGCTCGCCAAAACTTTATTGAGACGGCTGCAAACAAATACGCGCCCAAATTTGATTCCCACATGCGGGATGCGTTCAGTGAGGGATTTAAAGAATGATTCTTCATTTAGCTGATTACGTTCAGGCAGTGCGGGATCGTTGCCCGATTTTTGAAAATCGGGTCGCCGGCGCTGCTGAATGGGCTGCTTTGTCTCTATTGGAGGAAGAGGCCCCTGACTACCCGGCAGCGTATGTCTGTTTGGAAAATGAACAGGGGCGAGAAGCAAATCTGAACTGCGAATACAAGCAGTCGGTTGATGTTTCCCTAGCTGTCATCGTCGTGATCGGAATTGCCTACCAGGATGATGAACATCGCGGTCAGGCTGCGCTCCTTCAGGTCGACACGATTCGCGAGCAGCTCTTTAAAGCGTTGCTCTTCTGGACGCCTGCTCCCGGCATTTTGGAAAAGCTCTCATTTGACGGGGCAGAGGTCATCCGTCTGGATGCTGCGCGCATGGTGTACCGATTTGATTTCAAGACGAAATACGACTTGGGTTGGGAGGATACATATCAGTCGGTTGATTACGCCTCTTATCCGCCGTTCAAAGTGGCGGATCTCGATCTCAACAGCAACGAAGTAACGCTCAACGGAAAAATTCTTTTGAAACAGGAGTAATAAATGGCAGTATCTTTTAATACGATTCCGGCCGGGAACGGTCTGATGACTCCGCTCTTTTACGCCGAAATCGACAATTCGGCTGCATACACACCGGGCAACAGCAACGTTGCCCTTTTGTTTGGCCAAATGCTGGACACCGGCACCGCGACGGCAAATAAACCGGTCGCCGTCGGAAGTGCTGACATGGCCGTCAAACTCTTCGGCCGCGGCTCTCAGCTGGCCAGAATGGTCTCCGCCTACCGTGCAACCGATATGCTCGGTACGTTGTACTGCATTCCTGTCGAAGATGCGACCACAGGTACAAAGGCCACTGCGACCGTTACCGTCACCGGCACGGCCAGTGAATCGGGCACAGTGTTTCTCTACATCGGCGCTGATCTGGTTAAGGTCGGCGTGGCTGCAAAAGACGCAGCAACCACAGTTGCAACAGCAATTGTCACTGCGATTAACGCCAACGGCGCTCTTCCGGTCACGGCCACAGCTGACGCCGGAGTGGTAACTATCACAGCCCGCAATGCCGGCACATTGGGCAACGCAATCCTTATCCGCAAAAACGTTAAGGGATTGATCGGCGGTGAGGCCGATATTGTCGGTCTCGGAGTCGAGATTAGCGGCATGACGGGCGGTGCCACGGATCCGACCCTCACTGACGCTCTTAAAGCCATGGGGTCCGAACCATACGAATATATCGGCGTACCTTATTGCGACTCCAGCACGCTCGATGCGTTTAAGGACGTGATGAGTGACACGTCCGGCCGCTGGGGTCCTTATGAGATGCTTTACGGACATGTTTTCTCTGTGAAGCGAGGCGATTTCAATACGCTGCTCACCTTCGGCAAGACTCGCAACGATCAGCATTGCACCACATTCTCTTTGGAGCCGACCTTCGGATCGTGGGATCCGGAAGTTTTGGCAGCCATCGTTGCCCGGACAAAAATTTTCATTGATGCGGATCCCGCCAGACCGACTCAAACAGGTCAGCTGATTGGCATCACCGGCGCTCCGGTCGGCGAAATGTTCGAGCTAACCGAAAGAAACACGTTGCTGCAGAACGGCATGGCCACGCTGAAATCCGTTTCCGGCGTTGTTCAGATTGAGCGTTCTGTCACGAACTATCGAGTCAACAGCTACGGCGAACAGGATCTGAGCTATCTCGACTGCGAAACACTGTTCACGTCTGCTTATGTGATCCGTTACCTCAAAGGGATCATCACATCCAAATACGGACGTCATAAGTTAGCCAACGACGGCACGAATTTCGGCCCGGGGCAGGCTGTTGTCACACCGTCGATCATTCGTGCGGAATTGACGGTTGCCTACGCAAAACTCGAAAGAGAAGCGATTGTCGAAAACGCAGCCCTCTTTGAAAAGTATCTGGTGGTTGAGCGTGATGCCGATAACGTCAATCGAATGAACGTCTTGTTCCCGCCCGATTATGTAAATCAGCTGCGTGTGTTTGCCCTTCTTAATCAATTCAGACTTCAGTATTCGGAGGAATAATGTCTCAGCTTATCGCAGGCGTTTGCTACATCAGCATTGACGGCCAGCGCCTTTTACTTAAAGGGTCTGCAACTGCAACGGCATCTAATATGACTCGCGAGCCGGTTATGGCCAATGGCGGTGTCGCAGGCCACAAAGAAACTCCTGTCGCTCCGACCCTTTCCGGACAATTTGTCGTCGACAGAAACTTCCCGATTGAAAAACTCCAAAACGCAACCGACATGACGGTTGTCGCCGAGTTTGCTAATGGGAAGGTCTTCACACTGGGCGGCGCTTTCGTTACCGAGGAAATTCAAATCGGCGGTGACGATAGCGACACCACAATTAACTTTGCCGGTGTAACCGGAAAATGGAGCTGAGAATGGAGTTAACCGTACCTGTGAAGTTCGGTGAAGAGGAAATCACCGAACTGAACTTCAAACGCCCTTCCGGCAAACAAATCCTAGAGGTCGGATTCCCGTTTTCTATGGACATTGACGGCTCCATGTCGATGAAATCGAAGATCTGCATGAAGTACATATCCTTGTGCGCCTCCATCCCCATGAGTGTTGTCCAAAAAATGGATCCCGTGGATCTGATGGCCGCATCCGGTGAGATTTGCGGTTTTTTCGGGACGCGCGAACAGGATACCTCCTCCTCTGCACAATCGATCAACTGACAGATTGGATGTTTGACATTGGTTGGGTGTGGCGAATGACACCCGACCAAATCATGGCCATGACGTTGGAGGATATGTTCCTGCTGGACGCGCAGTACCGACGTTTACGAGAAAGAGAGGAACAAAATGGCAGGTAAAGATTTAAGGCTGACAGCCATTTTTGCTGTTAGGGATCAGCTGAGTCCCGTTATTCAAAAGTTGGCCAAGAGTTGGAAAGGGCTAAGAAACACTCTCAATTCCGACAACTTTAAAAAGCTCAACGGGCAATTCCGGCAGTTTCGTCGTTCGTTGACGAACGTCACCGATCAGGTGACTGAAGCCGGCAAAAAATTGGCTCTGCCGATTACTGCAGCGGCAGCCGCGGTTGGATTCTCCCTCTCGACAATGATGAGTAAGTTTTTGTCGGTAGGAGACTCAATCGACAAAGCCTCAGTGCGGGTCGGAGTCTCAGCAGAAAGACTTCAAAAGCTCAGGTATGCGGCCAACTTGTCCGGAGCCAGCACGGACATTTTGGATAAGTCACTCGCAAAACTGAACGAAAACATCGCAAAAGCCTCTGCCGGGAAGAATGAGGATTTGGCATCCTTGTTCCGGAAGCTGGGTATCTCCTTAAAGGATGCCAACGGCAAACTCCGGACAGCAGCCGACGTAATGCCGGCGTTTGCGAATGCTATTCAGCGCAATACCGATGCAGGCCTTCGTGCCCGGATGATGATTGCAGCCTTCGGGGAGGAAGGTCAGCGCCTGGTTCCGATGCTTGAAGGTGGTGCCGAAGGCCTGAAGGCAATGGAGGAACGTGCAGATAAGCTCGGTATCGCAATGTCCGGAGCAGATGTTAAGGCCGCTGCTGATCTAGGCGACAGATTTTCCGAACTGGGGATGGTTTTTGATTCGTTTGGCAACACTCTGAGCGCAAAACTCGCTCCGGTACTCTCTCCGATTATTAATAATCTGACTGAGTTCATTGCCAAAAACAAAGAAGCATTCTCAAACCGAATCTCTCAGGCCGTGGCCACATTTGCCGACAAGCTCCAAAGGATAGACTTTCAGCGGTTGGCGGATACCTGTTCGGCAGCATTTGACGCTATCGGCAGGTTTTTTGATTCAATCGGCGGCTTCGAGACAGTTCTAAAAGTTATTGCAGGCCTGTTTGCCGGGAAACTTGTGATTGGTATTGCAAACTTTATCGGATCGGTAATGACATTAGGTTCGTCCTTCTGGTCACTGCTGTCGATCCTGAAAACCGTCGGCATCGCCTTCCTAGCATCCCCGATTGGCATGGTCATCGCGGGCATTGCTGCCGGCGCTGCTCTGATTATTGCCAATTGGGATACGGTCGGTCCGTATTTCAAATCCCTATGGGATTCGATTTATTCAACCCTTGGCCCCGTCATTGAAAACATCAAAAAGTATTTCACTGACTTGGCCGATGGCGTAATCACCATTTTCAAGGGTTTGTTCAACTTGGATCTGAAGCAGATTACCGACGGCTTTTGTAAGACGTTCGGAGCCAGTTTCAATCTGCTTCCGGATTCTGTGAAAAAGATCGGACCGAAAATGCTTGAAAACGCCGGAAACATCCTCTCCAATATCGGAAACTCGTTCACGAATTTCTTCTCTAACCTGGATTTAATGAGCATGTTGCCCGATTCCTTCAAAAAAGGGATGAACTTCATTGCTGAAAAACTGGGTTGGACCGATAACAAGACGGCTGCACCGGTGGCCGGCCAGCCTGCTCTGGCGGTGGCCGGGGTCCCGAACTCCGGAATTTATGCCTCTGCTCCGATTGCTGCAGCACCTCAATCGATGCAAGGCACGATGAAGATCGAAGTCACGGCCACCGGAGGCGCTCAAGCAACCGTTTCTGAAGCCACTTCGAGTGACAACTTGAAGATTTCCGGAGACGTCGGCCATTCCGGCAGAGGTATCGGCGGAGATTAACAATGACTTCAATTTTCACCAGAAACCTGCGGAACAGCTCATACAAAGGGGTTCCGTTTCACGTTGCCACTGTTTCAAAAACGATTCGGCGTCGAAAAGTTCTGCATGAGTACCCTCAGCGGGACACTCCGTATGTAGAAGACCTCGGCCAGGGCGCAACAATGTATAAGGTCTCGGCATTCTTAGTCGGTGATGACTGCGATGCAAAGGCCCAAAGATTGGAAAAAGCCCTGCTGTCGCCCGGCCCGGGAACCTTTATTCACCCGGTCGAGGGCGCTCTGACGGTAACGGTGTTTGATGCAAGCAGTATTAGTTACAGCAGCAGTGAGCTGCGGTACTGCTCATTAGACATCACATTTGTTGAAGCCGGGGAGTTGTCCTTCCCCAATATGCTAACGAGCGGACCGACCTTAGCCCGGCAGTTAGCTGACAAGATTGGGGTTGGTGCAGTCGGAGATTTTGTTGATCGCTTTAAGCAGAGTGCGGTCTATTCGTTGGTCCAGTCGGCGATTAACGGCACACTGCTTGAAAGCCTCGGTGTTATTTCCAGCTCAGACGTAGCGCAAATATTCGATGTGGTCGATGAGGTCACGACGTTTGCTGAGCAGGCTTCGGGGCTTCTTTTGGATGATCCCCGGACGTTTGCCGACAAATTCGCGTCCGTCCTGGGGCTTTCCAGATTCGCGTCGACTCAGGCCCGTTGGTCCGGAATCGTGAATCAAATTGCCGGAACAACTCAATCAGACTCGTTAAATCGTCACACTCGGCAACTGGCAGCAATGCCCGCTGTGACTAGTGACATCGAAGCTGAGAGTTTGGAGGATTCGAGCGCCATCGAGACATTGACGCGGGAGCTGCTTCTGGCTAACGCTGTCGGTGCGAGTACCCTCATCGGCACAGATATGGATGTATCGGATCCTTCGAATGAGTTTGAAAACACTGAGCAACCTGAAGAGTACGTCACCACATCGGTCGATGAGATTTTGGATGTTCGGGATCAGCTGCTTACGGCAATTGACGCTGAACTGGAGAATCCCTTTATCAGTGATTCCATGTTTATGACTTTGCTCGACGCACGCTCCGTTGTTTTTTCAAACCTAACAACGAAAGCTGAAGGCCTTAGCCGTCTGCTGGAGATCGAAACTCCGCAAATCGAGCCGGCACTGGTTTTAGCTTATGACTATTACGACAATTCAGATCGGTTTCAGGAAATCGTGACTCGGAACAAAGTTAAACATGCTGCTTTCTGCCCGAGTGAATTGAGGATTTTGAGTAAATGAATACTAAGAACGATCCCACAGCAGACCTCAATAAGGTATCGATTGAGGTCGATGGAGTTCGGTATGAAGGATGGAAGTCTGCTCGCATTGACATGAGCATTGACCAGATTTGCAGGGCGTTCGTTTTGTCCGTAACGGATAATTTTCCCGGAAATCATAATTTCTCGAGGTTGCAGCCAGGGCAAAAAGTTGTTTTAAAAATTGGAGAGGATACGGTTTGTACGGGGTACATAACGGCCACTCCTATTAGTTACGACGCGAGAAGCGTCACGGTTCAGGTTCAGGGGAAATCTAAGACGGTTGATTTAGTGGACTGTTGTTCTCCATGGGCTGCCATTGCATCGAGCCCCTCTTCTGCCTCAGAGGATCAATGGAAAGACGTAAAGACAACTAATAAGCAGAAACTGGAGGTTAAACCTGCAAAAACGGTAAATACAAGTTGGCACAATCAGACGCCGGTGCAAATAATTTCCGATTTGTGCGCGCCTTATGGAATACGAGTCATCTGCGAAATTAAAGATTTCAACTCGAAAATTGTGAATTTCACTGTTAATCCGGGAGAGAAAGTTGTCGACTCAATTAACAGGTTGTTGACCAAGGACAATCTCATTGTGACAGACAACGAATATGGAGATTTGGTGATCGCAGAAGTTGGAAAGAATGGCTCATGTCACGATGAATTGCAAACAGGCAAGAATATTCTTTCGGGAAGTGCAGGATTTGATGCCTCAAAAATATTTAGTATTTATGCGGTTCTTGGCCAACATAAAGGTTCGGACCTAGAGTTTGGAAAGCTCGTCAGTCAGGACAAGGGACTTGCATACGACAGCAGCATCGGCCGATACCGTTTGGTGGTAATAAAAGATACTGGGCAAAGTTCTAACACATTAGGAAAAAGCCGGGCAGAATTTGAAGCCATATTTAGACGGGCCCAAGCGTTAATGTCAAAACATAAGGTTCAAGGTTGGCGCCAGAGCGACAACTCCTTGTGGAAGACAAATAGTCTGGTCCGGATAAAGGATGAATTTTTGAAGGTGTCCGGAGAGTTTTTAATCCAACGATTGGAGCTTACGCTCGACTCAGCAGGAACCGTTGCCGCCATAGATACGATAAGCAGTGTCGCCTACACTAGAAAAGGTTCCTCGCAAAGTGTAAAAAAGAATGAAGTTAAAACAACTGATAATTGGGGAGAAGTAAAATAAATTCATAACTAGATCGGAGAAGGTCTGATTATGAAAAAAATATTGGCACTCTTTCTCTTAACCTTTATTGAGGTGTCTCAAGCTGCTGGTGTTTTTAGCAACTTAATAGATCCCGCAACTGGCTTAATTGACGCTGATCGCTTAACGGAAAAATATAAAGTAGCTCCTCAAGGGTTCACTCCTTCCGAAGAGCAAGAAGTCAAGACGATTCTCTTTGATAGCGATAATAAAGTTACAGTAACGTTAAAAGATGGCTCTAAGATAGTCTTCGAAAGAGATGTCTTTCACCCGGAAAGAGGGTGGAAACAAACTTACTAATCCTAAATTACTCAATTCGGAAAGCTCGCAAATCGCGGGCTTTTTTCATATATGAATCTTGTAAAGCAGATCCAGGACATGCTGGCTCGGGGAGTCGTTACGCTCTCAAACTCAGCTAAAAAGATGCGCGAATTGCAGGCCGAATTTCTTGCCGGAGAGGTGCGCAGTGAACTGGAGCATGTCGAGCCGTATGGCTTTACCTCAGAACCAAAAACTGACGGCAACGCCGAGGCTTTTGCAATGTTCTTTGACGGCAATAGGTCCAACGGGATCATTTTTTGTGTGGCCGATAGAAGGTATCGCCTCACGAATATGAAGCCCGGAGAGGTCGCCATATACGACGATCAAGGTCAAAAGGTTTATTTCACGCGGGATAACTTGCTTGTGGAAACTCCTAAAGACCTCGTTGCGACTGTCGGAGGTTCAACTTCGCTTTCAAGTACCGGCGATGTGGACATAACAGCGCCGAAGACAAAAATTCATGGGCAGTTAATCGTCGACGGTTTGATTAAGGGTTCCGGAGGTTTGGCTATTTCCGGAGGCAGTGGAGCTGCAGTGGATGGCGATCTGACTACAACGGGTGACGTTACGGCCAATGGAGTATCTCTCGACCACCATACACATAACCATGGTCCGGCTCCTGATAAATAAGGAGGTTTGATGGAATGTTTTATTAACGGCAAACAGGCCGATATCTCTGAATATCAGGCTGATGAGTTAGTCCAGGCACTGCTCATCAGCCTTTTTTCTTGGCGTCGCAGCAATGATGACGATGGCGTTGAAATTCCTCAGAGACAAGGATGGTGGGGAGACACTTTTGCTGATGAAACCAATGATCGAATCGGCTCCCGGCTATGGCTGCTGCAGCGCGAAAAACTCACTGATGAGGTGGCTGCCAGAGCACGTGAGTATGCGGAAGAGTCGCTGCAATGGATGCTCACCGACGCATTAGCTCAGGAAATTGACGTCAAAACCTATCGAGACAACGGGCGCCTGGATATGACTATCGATGTCATTCGTCCGGGTGACGCCAAAACCCTTCAGGCCCGTTTTCAAAATCTTTGGGATATGCCATGAGTTTTCAAAGACCAACATTAAATCAGCTTATTGACCGGATAAAGACGGACGCGGAAAGTCGTTATGGACAACGGGTTCTGCGCCGCTCGTTAATCACCGTTTTTTCACGCGTATTTGCAGGTGCGGCTTACAGTTTGTATGGATACATCGAGTATGTCTCTAAGCAGATTTTCGCGACTACGGCTGAAGGACCATATCTGGAGCGCAGAGCTTCAGAGTACGGGATCTACAGAAAGAAAGCCACGGCAGCAGAAGGCACCGTGACTTTCTCTGGTTCGGGCACCGTCCCTTCCGGAACTCTGCTCCAGACAGACGATGAAATTCAGTTTGAAACCACAGCCGCCAGTTCAAACAACACGGCTCCAATTATTGCGGTAAATGCAGGAGCTTCAGGAAATATCCCGGCGGAAACTGTCCTTTCTCTGGTTTCTCCGGTAGTTGGCGTCGAAACTGAGGCAACGTCTTCTGCAACGTCCGGCGGCTCGGATACTGAAAATGATGAAAGTCTTCGCACCCGTTTGCTTTTCCGAATGCGAAATCCTCCTAAGGCCGGAACAAAGACCGACTATGTTGCGTGGGCCCTGGAAGTTCCGGGAGTTACTCGAGCATGGTGCTACCCGCTCGAGCTCGGCCCCGGACATGTATCTGTCAGATTTATGACTGATGGCCTCACTGAGACTGGGGTCCCCTCTTCTGTCATGGTTGAGCGCGTCAAAAATCATATCGAGGCCCTCATGCCAGTCACAACAATCCTCACGGTTGTGGCTCCTAATCCGAAGTCTTTGAACATGACTCTGGACATCACTCCGGATTCGCCTGAGATCAGGGCAAAACTTGAGAGCGCCGTTCAGTCCGTTATTAGAGCTGAGGCTGAACCGGCCACAAAGGTGCTTTTAACTGCGCTCAATCGTGCAGTAGCCAGTGTTGAAGAGATCAAATCCTTCCGGATTGTTTCTCCCACGGATGATGTCAATGCAACAACCGGCGAAATACTGATTCCCGGAACTATTACTTATCAGTGAGGCGTAAATGTTCACTGTAGATGATTACGACCAGGCATTAGATCGTCTGCTGCCGCGCGGGCCCATCTGGAAACGAGTACCCGGGAGCATGCTCGATGCGGTCCTTCACTCCATAGCAATTGAGCTCGCCAGGATTGATGCCAAAGCCGACAAAGTTTTGGATGAGGCGGATCCCCGGACATCCTTTGATCTTCTGGATCACTGGTTTACCGATTGGGGCATTCCTTCTGCATGCCTGTCAGCTTTGTCTGATCCAACACTCGAAGAAAAACGTCGGGAGCTGATTGCAAAGATCCTTTCCGGCAGCAGTTTAACTGCCCAGTTTTTTAAAGATATGGCTGAGACGCTCGGCTATGAGGCCGAAATCGTCACCTACTCGGCCTTCACCGTCAATGACCCAGTTGACAAGGGACTCTACGGAACCGAATGGAATACAGCGTATTCAATGGGAGTAAAGGTAAAAGCAATTTCGGCACAACGAATTTTCAACACTACGTGGACAGTCGATCAGCCTCTTTCGGTTTGGGGAGATCGACTTTTTGAATGCTTAATGCGCGAACTGATTCCTGCGCATGTCACTGCAATTTTCGAATATCAAGGAGCTTAATAATGACCGCGATAACTTATGCAACTAAATGGACTGCGAATGCTATTCAGACGCCGCCAGATTTGACAGCATTGGTCAGTTCAGGATATCCAACAAACGGCGATCCATCAAAAGGAATTCCGCCGACTCTTCCCGGGGCTGCCTGGTTTCACTGGGTCACACAATCGATAGCTTCTGTAATTGCAGAAAACGGCTTAACCATTGATCAGACAAAAACCGATCAGGTTTTGAGTGCGCTGAAAGTTTTTGGAACAACTGTCCTACCTGTTGGCGCTTGCTATTTTTACTTAGGAAAGGATATTCCAGAAGGTTCTCTTTTAATGAACGGAGCGTCTGTGCTCAGAGCTGACTTCCCAGACCTGTTTGCCGTTATTGGTACGACATTTGGCGCGGTTGATGAAGCACATTTCAATTTGCCAGACACACATCACCGCTTCTTGGAAGGCACGACAACGCTTTCCGAGGTCGGTACCTACGTCGCCGCTGGGTTACCGAATAGCACGGGTGACATCGAATTACGATACGGAGCAAACATCAGCGGTGGAAATGGCGTTTTTAGCTGCTCCAATTCTGGGCAAAACGATAACGGTGCACAAACGGTAGAGCCTTCTAAACCGAAACAGATTCTATCGTTTGACCTTTCTCGAGGAAACACGATTTATGGAGCTTCAGATACAAACCAGCCAAAATCCTTACGATCTTTATACTTGATACGCGCGTATGAGGTATAGGCCGTATACGCCAGCTGGCTGAACTGTTGAAACAGAATCGGAATATGTCGAATTGGAGCGACTTGCGATAAAAGTTTGACGTGCGCTTCCGAGTGTATGATCTGCAGTAATCGTATAACCGTCATTCGGCCTATTCTCAGATCGGAAGCAGCCGTCTGCAAAAAAATTTCCGCCGTCTGCGTTATTTATTGACCCTTTGATATTCGGTTAGAAGGCGCGAACTAGAGCTAACGTCCTCAATCCGTCGACCGTGGGCTTGGTAACGGAATCGGAGTAAATCGAGTTGGATTTACTCGCATTGAAATCCATGACCACACCACCGTATTGACTTCCAGCGGTAAGAGCACAATCAGCAAACTGTGCTCCACGGTACGACAAGGAGCCATTCGGTTGGCTCCAAGTTTTATAAACGTAAAGCCAAAAATCGCCCTTTATATTCGGGAATTTTCCAGAGTCTTTTGCGAGCCCCGCGGATTATCGGCGGAGCTCGACTTTTGGCTTGTGCCTGGCACATCCTAAAAATAGCAAGTTTTTACTTTGGAAAGCCTTATTCCTCGGGCTTTTGACTTAAAACCTGAGCACATCGAGCACAGGTCTCGATGTACGCGTGCCAGCCAAGCATAATTTTTTGCCTCGGCGCGAAATAATCGCCTCGTTGGTATGCACGCACGACCTGCGAGCCAACTACATGAGCTAATGCGGCCTCTGCGACTTCGAAAGGTACGTCATTATCGGCAAACCAACTCCTGCCAATAGACCGAAGGCCATGAGCAACGAGCTTACCTTTGAACTCGGGCCGGTCATGCAGCCACTTAGCCATAGCTTGTCCAGATATGTGGCGGTTCTTGCTTGTTGCAGGAAACAGATAAGGACTTCGTTTATTTTTCCGAATATCTTTGGCCTTATTTATTAAGGTTAAGAGGTACGGGGTTAACGGTACTCGATGTGTTCGCCTCATTTTCATAACCTCGGCCGGCATAGTAATCGCCTCTTCCGTGATCCAGTCCAACCTAACGGAAACGACCTCGCCCGGGCGTAAAAGAGTGGCCAATGAGAATAAAAAGAGGATTTTGTACTTAGGAGGAGCCAGAGCTTCTATTTGACTAATAATGATGGGCAATTCTTTCCAGTCAGGCGCTGGCATGTGACGCACTTCTGGTGTGGGAAAAACCTTCGTGATTTTGGATAGTGAGTTTGATTGTAAATATCCAGCGTTAACTGCCAAATCAAAAATTTCCCGCACTCTCATTAGTAGCCGTTTGACAGTGGACAATTTTCCTTCGGTTTCTAACGGCTCTAATAGTTTTATTAACACTGGTGGAGTTATGGAATCGAGTTGTCTTCCACCAATTCTGCTAATTACATATTTTTCGAGTCGCAGTTTTTCGTCCCTATAGCTGGAGATCCTGCCCTTTTTTTTAGAACACCAGAATTTGAATGCATCTCGGAGTGTGTAAGACCCGCTGGGTTCAAGTTCGAGCTCACGTTTTTTTCTTCGCGCGATAGCGCGTGCCTGCATTAAGGAAAGCTCTGGCCAGTGGCCAAGAGTGTAATCGGTTACGTGGCCGTTCTGAGCCACTCGTAAAACCCAACTTTTAATTCCCGAGGTCTGGATTCGTAGCGCTAGTCCAGACTGGTCCGTTATTTGATAGCGCCGATTCTTGGGCGTTAATGCCCTTATTTGTTTGGAGTTAAGCATGACTTTACCTGTTGAGAAAAGTGTTGAAAATTCCGTGAAAACGGTTTATTCATATGATGAAGACGGTTTTTTCGCAGATACACACATCGCTCAAGTTAATCCTAAAAATCCTACTCAATGGCTTATGCCTACGCGTGTCACAACGGTAAAGCCAGCTTTCACGCCTAAAATCTTCTACAAAATTCAGAATGAAAATGACGCAAATTCAGACTGGGATGAAGTTCCTTATCCTGCCTCTGCTACGGACTTTATCGGCGTTGAAATTCCGCACCAATCCAGAACGTTGCATAACCAAATCTTGAGAACGTTGCTCAGAGAGTTTGTGAGGAATGAGACTGAAAAGTTCAGGGAAAAATCTATCAATAATGAAGCCGGAGAATTGATTGCAATCACCGTTGAAGCAATTCCTGAACCGACAGCTGCAGAATTAAAAGCCCAAAAGGCAAGTGCGGCTCGATCAACCAGAGACTATTACCTGAACCTGACCGACCATTTGGTCGCTGCGGACTATCCAATATCTGAAGAACAAAGAACAGAGATTAAGACCTATAGACAGGAATTGAGAGATATTCCTCAGGCAGAAAACTTCCCTGAGGATATCGTTTGGCCCGAACCGCCGGCATTTGCAAAGTCGGCTCACAAATATTGGCAATCTGAAAAGGCCCGGGCGGAGATAACAAGCAAAATTAAAGCGGTTGAGGCCAGAGAGGATTTAACTCAGTCTCAGAAGAACCGAATGGCTACGGCTTTAAATTCAGTCGTTCAGCAGGATGGTTTCCCGTATGAAATTACGTGGCCAATTGAAACTGAGGTTTTAGCCGGACCTACAGAATGAGAATCAAAAAATGCTGAAGGATGCTGAGCTTTGGAACACGCTGGTCGCGTATGTCGGAGGGTTCGGACTGATCGCCGGACTCCTTCGATATGTTGATGACTGGCGTGAAAAACGGAAGGAAAAGCCAATCCCCTTTTCAATCATTGAAGCCTTGTGGGAAGGTTTTTCCGGCGGCATTACCGCTATCGGTGTGTTTTGGGTTTTACAGGGATATGGAGTAAATGAGCTGGTCTCCGTTGGAATTTCGTTCATGGCCGCATATCTGGGTGTCCGAGTCCTTGTTTACTACCTCCGAAAATTCCTCGATGGCAAACTAGGAAAGGGTTAAAAATGACTGTCTTTTTAAACGAGTGGTCAATCAGGCTTTGTCGATCTATGGCCGTTGCAATAGCTGTCTGCTTCGGATTTTTGTTGGGTTACTACTATTGCGAAAGATCTGTAATTTTTGAAGATATTAAGAGAGGAATTTGGGCAAACGAACAAGCGATCCACCAGAACACATTGATGATCCATGAGCTGGCCAAGAAGCACGGGATGGAGAATTTGAAATGAGTGAACATTTTCAGCCAAAAGAATTTGAATCCCGGGACGGAAAACCGAGCCCTTGGCCGGAAGTAGTAGACCCCGACTTATACCTGCTGCTGGAGGAAATTCGCGCAGACTTCGGAGAACCGATCTACATAAACTCAGGATACCGTTCTCCGGAGCACAATAAAAAGGTAGGCGGCAAACCCAATAGTTTTCATGTCAAAGGCCAGGCAGCCGACATTCGACCAACTCGGTATCGAGATCCGGAAAAATGGAAGCGAGCACTAGGCCGTTTAAAAATTATTGCGAACAGGCGTTGTAAGGGAGGAGTAGGTTTCTACTCCTCTTTTGTTCATGTGGATTTAGGGCCGGAGCGAAGATGGAATGGTTAGAACCTTGCTGATCATCGCCGGCCTGGCTGCAGCTTCTGTTGCCGGATACCATTTCGGCCAACAAAAAATGGAGCTGCAGTGGACCCAGGAGCGTGAGTTAATGCTGCAAAGCCAAATTTCACGTCTACAGGAAAAGGACCGGGAACTTGCAAAACTACAAACTACTATTACTACTCTTAATGACACTGCTCTCCGGGTGCGCGAGCGAGACGCCCAGATACAGCGAAAACTACAGTCCGAACTTGGAAACTGTAGTAGATTTAAATCAGCACTGGAGCTCTCTTCAGCGGCTCTTAGCCGATGTGCAGAGCGCGCAGTCAGCGATAGAAAGCTCATTGAACGGTGCGCAATCCAATTAAGGAGATAA